GGAAATACTGTTATCAGTTTCGCAGAGTATCAAGATGTTGTTGATGCAGATCAAAGACTTTTTGATTCCAATGAAGGCCTCACTGACGACGTAGTTGATATCACACTTCAAAGAGCCACTGAACGTATTCTCACAAAGATGCGTAACACTGCATGGTGGAAGAACTATTACGTGACCCGTGATAGTTCTTTATCCTACACAACAGCGGCTGATATTACTGCTCTAAATGCCAACAAGATCATAGATCGTCAAAGCGATTTTAAAGATCTTTGCGTATTCACTGCTCTTGCTGAATATATCCTACCACAAGTAGCAGACTTTAGCAACAATGAAAGTGCAGAGCGTCAAAAAATGGGCTACTACACTAACCGTGCAGAAGCACTGTTTGGAGAATTGGTGGCAGCAGGTGACTGGTATGACTTTGATGGCAGTGGTGCAATCACCAGTGCTGAGAAATCACCAGGACAGTATAACTTGAGAAGAGTGCGATGAGAACAGCCATTTATGATCACATAGACGGAGTTAGTAAGGGTACATTTAGTCTTACTAATGAACTTCCTTGGGACAGTTCTGGAACACCTTTGTATGTAAAAAATCCTAAAAGAATTTATGTGGATCGCCCACAGACAGTTCTTGACAAGTTTATACATACATTAGATGATCTAAGTCTCAATCAAGAAACTACGGTAGTCAAAGTCTATTTCACTACAGATGCGAAAGTTTTACCAAGTAACTATGAAACGTTACTTAGCGATATAAAGGCAGCAAGATTAAGCACAGACATTGAAGGCGTAAGCCGTCGTGAATGTGATGTTGCTACAAACTTTGAAGCGGATCTTATGGTCACTGAAATGACATTTAGATTCACCAAACTAACATAAAAGGAAAAGAAGATGGCTTATATTAACCCAAGTCCAGGTGTAGCAGGTGCTCAAGTAACATTGACGCTATACCATACAAGCAAAGTTGCTGACGCAACAGGTCTTGTATTACCAGCACTACAGGATGTGACATTAAACAACGCTAACGACGTCTTTACATGGACACAGTTAGATTCAGGTTCTAAACTACAGATTGCTACCACTGCCACAAACAGTCTAAGCATGAACTTGGTTCTTGATCCTACTACATTCTTCCCAGGCGCAAGCCCAACCTCTACTGCCGCAAGTCAGGGCGTATTTGGTCTAAGCAAGAACAAGACTAAGGTTCAATTTGAACTTGTTATGGGTGATGATAGTGGTGGAACAAACACCAAGACAGTTAGTGGCTACGGCTATGTAACTGGTTTGGCACCAACTGTATCAGCAGATGCTCCTGTGTGGGTATCTCCAATCACAATTACTGTGACTGGTGACTATACAATCACAACCACTCCCTAATTTCTAAATTAGGTTAAAGAAACAGGCTCTTTTGAGCCTGTTTTTGTTTGATGCAGTTAAATACTGTGTAGGAGAAAAAGATTAATGGATTTATTAGATAAAAAGACAGACAGTGAATTGCTACAGAGCGTGATAGCAGAACTGGCCAAGGCCAAGAATGAACTTAGTTGCGCTAAAGCAGACATAGATAAGATCAACAGTAGATTAAGTTTTCTACTGGTTGCCACAAACACCCTGATTAACAGACAAAAGGATTAAAAGATGAAACTAACACAATTGGCTGCCAAGCCACAACTAATCAAAATCACATTAGACGAAGAAGACATTGTCACTAACTACGGCGATGCTTTGGAGTTCTGGATTTATGATAGACAAGATTTAGAAACATTTGCCAAGTTAGCAATGGTAGACGCCAAGCAGTTTGATAAACTTGCTGGCCTTATTAACAACATGATTCTTGATGAAGATGGAACCCCTGTTGTTAAGAATGGATTTGCTTTACCTGCAGATGTATTAATGAAAGCCATACAGAAGGTAGTTGATGTATTGGGAAAGCCAATCGCAACATCAACTTCAACTTCATTGACACAGAGTTAAACATAATCCTCACTATAGACTACGTGGCCAAACGCTACGGCAAGTTACCCAGTGAGGTTATGCTACAAGGCAATACATTTGACTTGTATGTAAGTGATGTTGCGGCAAGGTATCAAAACTTTCTGTATGACAAGAGCAAGGGTAAGAATTTACCCAGTAGTGCTCCTGCTAAGGAGTTAAGTCAAGAAGAAATGCTGGCAATGGTCAAGCGAACAAAGGAGAAGAGCAGTGCTAAAACTAAAAGTTGATACAAAAGAATTTAGTAAGTTAGTTGCTCTTACTAAAAAGGCACAAGAGAATGTGGTAGCAGATGCTCACAGTTTCTTTGTCAAAGAAACTCCTATACGCTCAGGCAACGCCAGAATGAGTACTTTTCACACTAAGAATTCTATTGTTGCTGACTATCCTTATGCTCAAAGATTAGATGAGGGCTGGAGTAAGCAAAGCCCAGAAGGTATGACTCAACCCACAGTGGATTACATTGAGAATACACTTATACCCAAAGCCTTAAGGAGAATCTCAAGTGGCAAGTAATATTTCAGTTGTCTTAACCATAGACAATCAATCATACATTGCAAATTTAAACAAAGCAGAGCAGGCAACTAAGGCATTTGCTTCTGGTGCTGATGCCAGTGTTAATAGAGCCAATGACAGTTTTACCAAACTAAACAATACTACAGGTGGCTTATTCACTGGGCTTAGCAGACTTAAAACTGCCATTACAGGTGCTGCCTTTATTGGTTTTGCTCGCAGTGCCTTACAGATGGCAGATGCCATACAGGATCTAAGTAATTCAACAGGCATTGCTGTAGGCAACATTGTGGCATTTCAAAGTGCTACCAAAGCCGCAGGTGGTTCAGCAGAAGGTGCTGCCAAAGGCTTACAAAACTTTTATCTACAGATTGATGCTGCCGCTGAAGGTAGTGCTAAACTACAGGCTGCATTCCAAGGTGTAGGTGTAAGTCTTGATGACTTACGCACAATGAGTGAAGCAGACCTATTGGCAAAAACACTGGAAGGTCTTGCTGGTATGGAAGCCAGTGCTGCCAAGACAGCACTACAGGCAGAACTGTTGGGCAAAGCATTTCGTGGCGTTACCATTGACGCTGAGTTTATTAGAAAACTCAAAGAAGGTGATGCTGAAACTGTCAAGTTAGCAGAATCAATCAAGAGAGCGGCTCAACTGAATGATCAATGGGAAGAAAGTTTTGCTAAAATTCGTTTGGCATTCTTAGAAGCCTTTAGTCCTATTGTTAAAACAGTTGCTGATTTATTAGAAAAATTGCCAAGCCTTATCAACTTGTTTAAAGTATTGGCTGTGGTCATTGGTGCTATTGCTGTGGCTTCAGGCTTAAGAGCCATTGTCAGCATTGTAGGCATGGCTGCACGTGGTGTAGCCGCTTTGGCAGACGGTTTTAACAAGATTCGTAGCATGGGTGGTATAGGTAAAGCACTAAGTGGCCCTGCACAAAATAAAGGTATTGGTCAAGTTCGTGATGCTGCCTCAGCCATAGGTATCATTGGAGGCGGTGCTGCCGCAGGAGCCGCAATGTTTGGCGGTGGCGAAGATCCTGCAGTTAAAGGTACTGAAAATAATAAGAAAGAAGCAGGTGCTGTTCGTGAAGTAGAAAGTGCTTATGCTAAAAAAGCACAGGCCATTCAAGAAACTGTAGATGCTTATAAGCGTAGCATTGGTGCTATGAATGAAAGTCTTGATTTAGACACAAGTCTGATAGGCAAGAGCAAACTGACCGCTGATACTGCCAAAGCAGTTGCTGATCTGCGTAAAAAAGAAGCAGATGAAATACAAAAATTAACACAGGCCAAAGCAAGCCTAAGCAAAGAAGAACAAAAGTTAGGTGTTGGTGCTGTCTATGACAAGCAGATTGCTGCCGTTAAAGAATTAACCAATGCTGAAGAACAGCGTTTAAGAAAGTCAGTTGAACTACAAAACATGGTTCAACAAAAAGAAAACCTAAGATTGTTTGGCATTCAAGCACAGATTAATCTAAGTAAGGAACTTGAAAACTTACAAGCACAGGCTGCTTCAATCAACTTACCTGAAATAGAAAAGCGTTACAAGGCTATTGACAAGGCTGCTAAAGACTCAGCAACTTCCGCAATACAGGCAGAAGAAGCACGTCGTGGCTCACCAATGTCAGATGCTGAGAAGTTAAAGTATTATGAAGAAGCCGCTAAGGGCACTGAAAAACTCAAACAGGCCACAGCAGATCTATTGGCTGTAGAACTACAGCGTGATGCTGTGCTATTTGGTATTCGTCAGCAGATCAATTTACAAGAACAATTAATCTCACTGCAAAATGAACAGGCCAAGAGCGGCATGAGTGAGATTGAAAAGAAATACTTTGACATTGAGGCTTCAGCCAAGGCTGCGGCTCGTGCTCAGATTCAACAGCAACAGATCAAGTTAGGTCGTGATCTAAATGCCGCAGAACAACAGGCTTACTATGATGCCGCTGTTAAAGGTGTTAATGATCTTAAAGATGCAACAAGAGCCGCTTATGAAGACAGCCGCAAGTTTGAAACAGGCTGGAAGAAAGCATTTAAATCATATGTAGATGAAGCAACCAATGCTGCCAAGAGAGCAGAAAACTTGTTTAATAAAGCAATGAGTGGTATGGAAGATCTCATTGTTAATTTTGTCAAGACAGGCAAGTTTGAATGGAAATCATTTGTTGCCTCTATGGCAGAAGAACTATTGCGTAGTCAAATCAAACAGACATTTGCCAGCATCATGGGTGAAATGTCAGGCGGCACTGGTCTATTAGGCAGCATAGGAAATCTATTTGGATTTGGTGGAGGCACAGGAGCAGGTAAAGGCGCATCAGCACAAAACCCAATGTATGTCTATGATGTCAGCAATGGCGGCGGTAGAGGTATAGGTGGAGCATTTGGAGGCGGTGGCTCTAATAGTGGTGGCGGTATTGGTGGCATATTCAATTCAGTTAAAAACGTCTTTGGTGGCATTGCTGATTCAATAGGCAATGTCTTTGGTGGCATTTCTGACACTGTAGGATCAGTATTTGGTGGCATTGCTGATAGTGTAGGCAGCATCTTTGGAGGCAGTGGAGGTAGTAGTCCCCTAATCAGCGGTGGCGGCTTTGGTGGCGGTGATAGCGGAGGCAGTTGGTTAGACAGTGCTGGCAGTTTCTTAGGAGACATTGGTTCAAGCATTGGTGACTTCTTTGGTGGATGGTTTGCTGATGGTGGTACATTAGGCGCAGGCAAGTGGGGCATTGCAGGTGAGAATGGCCCAGAACTTATTTCAGGACCTGCTTCAATAACACCAATGGGCGGTGGACAAAATGTTACATACAATATCAATGCTGTGGATGCACAAAGTTTTAAAGCATTGATTGCCAGCGATCCAGGCTTCATACATAGTGTGGCAATGGCTGGTGCTGGCAGCATCCCAAGGAGAAGATAATGTCATTTCAATTTATTGTTAATCAAGCAGAAACACTCAGCATCAATCGCAAAAAAATGGTAGCAACTACTACAGCACGTGATGGAACTGTTCGTGCTGTATCGCGTGGCAATCAACCCAAGCGTATTGAAGTTAAACTACCTGATGGTATTCGTTGGAGTGACCTGCGTTCAAGCATTATAGCGGCAGAAGCATTAGATAAAATTACCACAGCCACAATAACTATCCCTTACAGTTTGTTTCCTTGGTATTATGGTAATGTAGCACCTGCCAGTGATGAAAGTTACACTGTGATCTGTAAAGAGTTTCCTGAGTGGACTTTATTTGC